CTGGGACCCTATGATGAAGTCATAGTAGGCGAGTTTAAACAACTCGTTTACGACTTCTTCAATCCAGAAGGATACCCCCTCTTGAGTGAGGGGGCGATGTTGCCCTTCTTGGACTTCGGGCCCGGCTCTAGCCCGGGTGTCGATGAGTGTGACTTTATCACGAAAATTGGTGAGTCTACTCTTGGCGCTTCGTCTCCTTTTATCGTAGAACTCTACGATAGATGGATAAAGGATCACCACTTACGGCTCGATTGCGAAATCGCTAGAGCATTCGTAATGGGAAAACCCGAGATCATGGAAGCAACGAGGATATCTGCCGTCCCGAAAAAGAGGGATTGCTCTCGCCTCGTAAAGCCTGAACCACTTCTGAATATGTTCTTCCAGAAGGGGTGCGCAGGGATTCTTAGACAACGGTTGCAAGAGTGCTTCGGCATTGACCTTCAGACGCAGCCTCGCATAAACGCGGAGCTTGCTCGAATAGGCAGCCTTTCAAGCAATTATGCAACTATTGATCTAACCAGCGCTTCAGACTACTTGTCTTCTTCTCTTTGCTCCTGGTGTATACCTCGGGCAGATCTGATGTGGCTGGAAGCCCTTAGATCGAAGAAGGCAATAGCTGATAAAGGAACGGTTACGTTGCATATGATGGCAACTATGGGGAACGATTTTTGTTTCCCGCTTCAAACCGTAATCTTTACCTGTGCCGCTCTGGCCGTGTATAGAGCGTTAGGTCTTCCCATCCGGAAGGGTGGTAAGGCCATGACCTTGTACAAAAATGTCGAATCGGGGGAAGTCGAATCTCTCGATGTATCTCCTATATTGCCGAATTTTGGCGTATTCGGGGACGACATTGTAGTCTTGGATGAGGCTTACAAGCCTTTAATAAGACTTCTTCGAGCTCTAGGCTTCGTCCCTAATCAGGACAAGAGCTTTGACTCGGAGACCGGAGCTTTTCGGGAGTCCTGTGGATCCGACTGGTTTGCCGGATTCAACGTTAGAGGGGTATATTGCAAAACCCTCAAAACGATTCAGGATAGATATGCCCTGATCAACAACCTCGTCGACTGGTCTGCGAGGACGGGAGTGGTCTTACCTGAGACTATTTCCTACCTCCGTACTAGTGTTCCGGACGTAGTAGTACCACCTTGGGAGAACCCCGATAGTGGGATACGCGTGCCGGAGAGCTGTATTACATCGGCTCACAAGGTCTTTAAGTGCATTAAACCGCACCAAGACCAAGAGTTGCATGGTTCGTATCTCTACAAGAGGTATGTACCCCTGATAAGGACAAAATCATGCGACAACGAGGTGCCAACAGAAGGGTGTTACTGGAATTCCAGTGCCGTCTTTCTTGCGGCCATTAAGGGCCACTGTCGCGGCGGTAGGGTTTCCCTGAGACAATGGGAAACACGCTACCGAAAGAGGCTTGGTGTAGCTCCGTGTTGGGACTACATTCAGCCTGGAGATCCGCGGTTTGCGGGTCGGCGCAAC